TGATACAGGTAATGTTCGTTATAAAGCTAGAGAGCGGTATAGTTTTGGTGTATCTGACCCTCTGGGAATCTATGGTTCTCCAGGTACATCGTAACCCTGCGGGGGGCTTTGTCCCCCCATTTTTTTGTTCCATGTGGAACATTTTAATTTCCCTGACTGCGTAAGCAGACACTAGCCAAGACAGGAGAATATAATGGCTAATACAACTTTTAATGGCCCCGTCCGTTCAGAGAATGGATTTACGGTCATATCCAAAAACAGTACAACAGGTACTGTCACAACTGAATTTACCTTAGATGGAAACGGATTGCAGGTCACTCCAGTTGCCTTAGCAGATACAACAGCTATTTCGCTAACAGCAACGGCTCATGGAGGAAGAACCTCTGTAGTTCCTGCTCTGTCAGCTAATTGCACTTTGACTTTGCCTAGTCCCTCTGCTGGTGTTTTCTTTAAGCTCGTTTATGGTGGTGCGGCAGAAGAGGCAGAAAATCTGATTATTGATACAGGATCAGACACAAACTTCTATCTTGGCGGCATCGTTCATCTTGACTCAAACGCAGATAATGTTTCTGTATATGCAGATGGAAACTCAAACTCAATCCTGACGTTAACGGATTTTGGTTTGTTTGAGATTAATGTACTGGCAAAAGATTCAACCAATTGGTATATCTGGGGCTATCAAGAAGGTGCGGATGTTCCTGCCTTCACTGACCAGTCATAATGACACGGGGGCGAAAGCCCCCCTTTATTTTGGAGATATACAATGGCTGATGCAGTAACCTCTCAGACAATCCAAGATGGCGCACGAAACCTGATTATGAAGTTCACTAATGTTAGTGACGGTTCAGGCGAGTCTGCTGTTGCAAAAGTAGATGTATCTGCTTTGTCTGCTGATCCAATGACAGGTGCTACATGCACTCGCGTAGCGATTAGCAAGATACAGTTTTCTACAGTCGGCATGAGCGTTAAAATAGAATTTGATGCTTCATCTAACGTGTTGGCGGCACATCTGCCAGCAGATTACGCTGACGAATTAGACTTTACCTCTTTTACTGGCATACCTAATAATGCTGGTTCTGGTGTCACTGGAGACATCGACTTCACAACAGTCGGTCATAGTAGTGGTGATGCCTACACAGTGGTTTTAACAATGGTGAAATCCTATGGCTAAAAAGCTGGAAATCTTTCAAAATGGGGTGCTACATGCAACTCAGCAACCTGTGTATCAGGTGGGTTTTAAAAACTCAGACGGTACTTACACTCCGGTAATATTTGATCTGTTGACCGAAGCTCAGGCAAAAGCCAAGCTGAAAGAAATGGAGAAAGAATACCAGGTGGTTAGAGCGAGGAATGAAAATGGTCATTACAGAGCTGATGACCCTGGTACACCTCAAGATGAATCAAGAACTGTCAAAAAGAAAAAAGCCCCAGCAAAGAAAGCACCAGCAAAAAAAGCACCAGCAAAAAAAGCACCAGCAAAGAAAGCACCAGCAAAAAAAACAGTAGCAAAGAAAGTTCCTGTTAAAAAGAAAGTTTCTGCAAAGAAAAGGAAATAGACTATGGGTATGGGTGGCGCATTACAGCAAGGTTATAATCCGCAAGGAATGTATGGCAATCAAGGTGGATTTACTCCATCTGGTCAGCCTAGCGGTTTTGGTCGCTCTCCTTATTCTGTGCAAAATATAATACAAAGAGATAGAATGATGGGAGGTTATAACCCTTATTCTATGGGCATGGCTCCTAACTATGCCACAACCAGCTATATGAATCCGTATAGCAGTCCTTATTCAAGGTCATACTTTCCTCAGACAACAGGTTCTTTTTTTAGAAGCAACGCCCCAGCGTATGGGTTTTATGGTCAGCCAGAAACATTTGAAAGACCAGGGCCAGGATATCCAGATCCTTTTAATGTTAACCCCTATAGTGCCTATAATGTAATGGGAGGCCCATCGAAAGGTGCGCCACAGCAAGGATATGGCGGCATTGGCATGTACAATCCTTCTTTTAGGCCGCCACCACAAATGGGTGGAAAAGGTGGAGCCGGAGGAGGAAAAGGCGGAGGACAGATACAGCAAGGTTACGATCCGTATGCAATGTATGATCCAACATTAAAATCTAAAGCTCAAGCATTTGCTGATGCCGCTAGACAGAAAGAATTTCATGAATATTTTCAAGAACAAGCAAGGCTAGAAGCAGAACGTCTAGCAGGAAGAAGCCCTAGTGAAGCATATGCAATGTATAATCCAACATTAAAATCTGGGGACGTTCCTTTACGTCCTAGATGATGAAAAACAAACGAAAAAAAACAGAAGTAAAGCGTGGCGGAAAAATAAAACCTGCCAAATGCCGAAACGGTCTTGCTAAAAGAGGCAGAACTAAAGGAATTGTTACCTGATGGCTACTAGCACTACATTTAATTTTACGTTAGATATAGGTGATATTATTGAAGAAGCCTATGAAAGGGCTGGTCTTGAGCTACGAAGCGGTTACGACTACAAAACCGCAAGGAGAAGCCTTGATTTGCTTATGTTGGAGTGGCAAAACCGTGGTCTTAATTTGTGGACAGTAAAAAATGCCTCTCAAACTCTTACTGCTGGCACATCGTCTTATGACTTAACAGCAGAAAAAATAGAAATTATAGAAGCATCTCTAAGAACGGATGCTGGAGATTCCAGTAATCAGTCAGATTTAACAATGGAAAGAATTTCTGTAGTTCAATATTCCCATCTTACTAACAAACTAACAGAAGGAAGACCATTACAATATTATGTTGGCAGATCGCCAGATAATATAACAATTAATTTATGGCCTGTTCCAGATGCACAAGAAACTTATGTGTTTAGTTATTATTATCTGGAAAGAATAGAAGATTCTGGCAAACCAGCGTCTAATAATATGGATGTGCCTGACCGATATCTTCCCTGTCTTGTTTCAGGTCTGGCGTATAATATTGCATTAAAACGACCCGAATCAGCACAATACGTTCCTGCTTTAAAAGAAATATACGAAGAGCAGTGGAATTTGGTTTCGGATGCCTTTAGAGAAAAGGCGGCTCTTTATGTTACGCCTGGAGGATACAACATATTATGAGCGTTTTTGCAGAGGGAAAAAGGGCATTTGGGTTTTGCGATAGAACAGGTTTTCGATACCCTTTGAGAGACCTGGTTCCGCAAATAATTAATGGAAGAGATAGCGGTTTGCGTGTAGGTAGAGATGTGGTTGATGAAGATCAGCCACAGTACAAGTTGGGTCAAATTAGAGTTGGTGATGCACAGGCGTTAAGAAATCCTCGTCCAGATAAAAATTTTGCAGAGAGCAGAGCATTGTCTGCATTTGATCCAGTAGGTGGAGGATTAACAGCATACGGAACAGAAACCCTTGGTCTTGATATAAAGGGAGAAGTGGGCAAAGTGACGGTGAGTACTTCCTAATGGCGTGGACATTTACAACTTTAAAGAATGCCTTGCAGGATTACCTGGAGACAACGGAAACTACTTTCGTTAATAATCTTCCCACTATTATCCTGCAAGCAGAGGACAGAATACTTAAATCGGTTCAGTTGCCTGATTTTAGAAAAAACGCCACAGGTAATACATCTCAAGGAAACCAGTACCTTTCCATGCCATCTGATTTTTTGGCTCCGTATTCTTTGTCTGTGGATAACACTGGATATGAGTTTCTTATATTTAAAGATGTAAACTTTATACGAGAAGCATATCCTGCTTCTTCAACGACTGGAACGCCAAAGTATTACGCAATATTTGATGAATCTAATTTTCTTTTAGCACCGACACCTAACTACCTGACTGGCACAACAAACTACACGGTAGAGCTTCACTACTTTTATAAGCCAGAATCAATCACCACGGCATCAAGTGGAACAAGCTGGCTAGGCACAAATGCAGAGTCAACCTTGTTTTATGGGTGTTTAGTTGAAGCATACACCTTCCTAAAAGGTGATGCAGACGTTATGCAGATGTATATAGGAAGGTATGAAGATGCGTTAGGCAAGCTAAAGAATCTGGGCGAAAATTACGACACGACAGACAGCTATCGTTCTGGGGCGGTTAGGAACAAAAGAGCGTGATTAGTTCGTTAAGCGAAGCAGAGATAGGTTCTGTTGGAGTTCATACTACACATCAAAGAGGTATATCTCCAGAGGAGGTTGCGTCTAGGTGTGCAGACAAGATTGTTTCTGTATCAGAAAGTGCTAATCCCCTGATAAGGGAGCAAGCTAATGCGTTTAAGCAGAACATACAGAAAGTAATTGAGTTTTATGTCAGGCAAGGAATTAACGGATACAAAACCGATTTATACAATGAAGCGTTAAAGGCTGGAGATGACGGCCTAGCTAATATAATCAGGAGGCTATGATGGCGTTTAGCGGAAACTTTATGTGTACCAGCTTCAAGAAAGAGCTAATGGAAGCTGTGCATAACTTTAAAAACTCTGGTGGCAACACCTTTAATATTGCTCTGTATACAAATAGTGCCAGCTTTAATGCGGCTACCACTGCGTATACCACCAGTAATGAGGTAAGTGGTACAGGTTATACTGCAAAAGGTGCTTCTCTTACTAGAGTAGATCCCACGACAAGTAGCACTACGGCTTTTACAGATTTTGCTGACGTAACTTTTAGCTCATCATCTATTACGGCTAGAGGTGCTTTGATATTTAACGACAGTGCCAGTGGAGATCCAACTGTTTGCGTTTTGGATTTTGGTGCTGACAAGTCATCAACAAGTGGAGATTTTACAATCCAGTTCCCAACTGCTGACGCGAGTAACGCCATTATCAGGATTGCCTGATGGCAGATGCTTTAGCCACCTATATTGGCTGGAATAGTTCTGGTCAAAGTTGGAACGGTGGTTCTTGGAACGTAGACCAAGCTATTGCTGGTGCTACAGCCTCGATAGGTAGCGTTAGCTTTGAAGGCGATGTAGTTGTAAGTCTTACAGGGGTTGCTGGCACAGGTGGCGTAGGAAGCGTTACAGCAACTGGATCTGCGGTTACCGCTGTTACAGGAATTGCAGGAACAGGAGGAGTTGGCAGTGTCACCATAGAAGGTGATTCGTCTGTTTCAGTTACAGGCATTGCTGGAACTGGTGCTGTTGGTTCTGTCACGGCAGTTCCACAAACAATAGTTTCAGTTACAGGTATTTCGGCTACTGGAGAAGTAGGCACAAGTGTAGTCTGGGTGCAGATTAGTCCAAATGTAGGAACAAGCTGGTCAATAATTAGCCCATCGCAAAGTCCAAATTGGGAAGATGTTGCGTAAGAGGATATAAACATGTCAAGTACATACACAAATTTTTTAGGTATCGAGAAGATAGGATCTGGTGAACAGTCAGGTACCTGGGGTGATACCACAAACACTAACTGGGATCTAACGGATGAAGCGATTACTGGTATTGTCTCTGTTACATTATCTAGTGCTGGTTCTTCTGGCTCTCCCACTGCCCTCCCGATTACTGATGGCGCAAGCTCGAATGGAAGAAATAAATTTATCGAGTTCGTTGACGGAGGTGATCTTGGTGGAACGGCATACGTCCAGTTAACTCCAAATAATGCAGAGAAGATATGTTATCTGCGTAACAGTCTTTCTAGCAGTCGTTCAGTCATTATATTCCAAGGAAACTACAGTGCCTCAAATGATTTTGAGATTGCTAACGGCAAAGATGTTGTATTGAAGTTTAACGGTAATGGCACAGGTGCTACAGTTACGCAGGTATTTACAAACCTGTCTATTGATGCCCTGACATCAGGAGCCGCAACATTCAGCGGTGATGTAACTATTACAGGTACAACCCCCACCCTTACAATAGGTGACGCAGGGGCAGAAGACACAAGCCTAGTTTTTGACGGCAACGCCAAGGACTTCTATGTAGGTCTTGATGACTCAGCGGATAAGCTGGTAGTTGGTGTCGGATCTACCGTTGGAACCAACTCAATACTTACCATTGATGATGATGCCGTAACAGTGGGTGATGGAGCGGCAGTCGATACTAAAGTAGTTTTTGACGGGAACGCTCAAGATTACTATATAGGTCTTGATGATTCTGCTGATGATCTAGTCATTGGTCTTGGATCGACAGTTGGCACAACCCCTGCCATAGAAATTGATGAAAACCAAGACATCAAGTTTGCCCAGAGCATCGGGGTAGGACAGGCGGCATCTAGCACCACAGGCGATATAGTTGCCCAGACAATGGCACTCAAGGGTACAACACCTACCCTGACCATTGGTGATGCTGGTGCGGAAGATACCAAGATAGTTTTTGACGGGAACGCCAAGGATTTTTATATTGGACTCGATGATTCCGCAGATAAACTGGTTATTGGAGAAGGCTCTACTGTAGGCACAAATAGTATCCTGACCATTACAGATGACTCTGTGACAATCGGTGATGCCGCCGCTGTAGACAGCAAGCTGGTTTTTGACGGGAACGCTCAAGATTTTTACGTAGCACTTGATGACTCAGCAGATGACCTGTTGATTGGTGTAGGTTCTACGGTAGGTACGACCCCTGCAATCCACATTGATGAGAATCAGGTAGTCAAGTTTGACGCAGGTATTCAAGAAGAAAGCACAGCGGTTAGCTCCAGCAGTAATGCCGCAACCATCAACTTGAATCTGGGAACAGTGTTTACTCACACGCTCAGTGAGAACGTAACCTATACGTTCAGCAACCCTGCGGTAAGTGGTTACGCCAGTACCTTTATTTTGAAGGTCACTCAGGACTCTTCAGCAAGAACCATAACATGGCCTGGATCAGTGGATTGGGCGGCAGGAACAGCCCCTACGATCAGCACAGGTAGTGGTGATGTAGATGTATTTGTGTTTCACACAGTTGATGGAGGCACAATATATTATGGCTTCACAGCAGGACAGGATCTAACGTAATGAGTTTTGGAGCTACAAAACTATTA